GATTAAAATAAAAGTGTGAAGCTCCCTGTGCTTTCATGCCAGGACAGCAATCCAATACCCTAGCCCGGATTGGATAAGCTTAGTCCAGGAGTTGTGAGGTCTACAGACACCTCGCAGCAACCTACACCTCTCTATCCCCGAGAGCAGCGTAGGCTCCTTTTATTTTGATTTGCCACTGGTGGCTTGGGATTTGCAGACCCTCCTTAACCATGTTCTGTGAGTGCCCTCGTTCAAACCTTGTGGTAATGTGCTCTGGCGCCTTCTGTTGCGTGCTCTGCGGCCACCGCCGTCGGCCACGACCCGCTTCAGAATCCGACCGTGCTAAGTATGGACCCATCGTGCAATACGTGGAAGCCCGCGTTGCACATGTGTATTCTGGATTGGAAGGGCGCTATTGCGCTCTTGAGATGATACCCATTACTTACGGTAACAAGTTCCCTTACTGTAAGCCACTGCCGGTTTCCTTCGTGATCAAAACCTTAGCCGGAGTCCAAGGAGACCTGACCCGTCTGGAAGAAACACCGCTCCCGGGTGGATACGGCGTAATCCCCTGCTGGGGACCGCATCTTGCAGCTGTGGGGTATCTATCTCCCGCTCATGTGGGCCGCGATTGGTTTGAGGGTGCTACTCATGCTATTGTGCACATTGGCTCATATGGCGGACATGAACGTCCCACCACCATTCCATTCAACACGACTGGAGGTGACGTTTATCAGTTAGGAACCTGCACTATCGTTGAGACCATAGATCATGTCGAGTGGCATGCAGGTGTTAAGCCTGGAACCGCTATCTGTCCTCTTGATCGAATCGACTTTGCGCAGAAAGTGATAACGGCGTTTCCCGAGGGCTTCTTGGCTAACAAGGCCTGGCTCGGAGATAAGCGCGGCACTCTGAAGGTCGAAGCAGACCCGGAGACTGCTGCACTCTCCTTTGAGCATGGCCGCTGCTGGCTGAAGTTGTTCCCGGATCCCGCCTGTGAACTCACCACTGCAAGCACTTTCGGTTATCAATTGAACTGTGGCGTTCAAGGAAAATACATTGCACGTCGCTTACAGACCAATGGATTGAAACTGGTGCAGAACCAGGAAGGCAAGTTCATCGCCTACACCTTCCACCGAGGATCTTGGCTCGGGCACATCGGTCATGCCGATGAGTCTGTACCGCCCGATTGCCAGATCATTGCACGTTTTGACGTGCTCCCCTACAACGAGTGGTCTCCACTCCCCCTCCTTAAGTTGCCAGGGAAGACTTATTTCGGTGGAAATGCCAGTTCGGTTAGCTGGCCTGAATGGAAGTACGATGAGCAGCTTCTGTATGCCGACTCCCTCACTGCTGGGTTCTGTTGGTTGCAGCTATTTCCCCCTCTCTCCCGCAAGTCTGAGGCCCAGCGCGCTATCCTCGCGCAACAGGTCAACAACTACGGAGTGACCGGGACTTATCTCGAATACAGACTTAGACAGTATGGCATTGTCCTTGCAGAATGCGACTACGGTGAGCATTACATCTATGCTGCCGCTAGTGATTCTTCCATCAGACACATTTCTCCCGTCCCTATACACGACCGACATCACGTGTTTGTAACGCGTCTCACGGCCCGATTCGGCGCCTTTGACGAGGGGTTCGATTTAGGATTCGGAACGCGTTACGGTCGCCGTCGAGGAGGCGGCAAGAAGTCAGGCCAATCGAGTGGTGTGAGAGCACCCGGAAGAACGACCCCTGACTTGGCTGGGGACTGGGGGAAGGCCGTTGATGATCAGGAGAAAACGGCCTCCAAAGTCACTACAGACAAGGCTATGTCCACCAGTGAGCCTGCTGTTGTGCAAGTAGGATGTGAAACAAAGCCTGTCGCTGATGCAGCTGCGGTACCCGCCTCTGTCAACAGTACCGGATGTGCGCTATTGCCCGTGCAAGCCGACCCATGCTGTACTGCCGGTGTGGCTGCCAAAGAGAGTGAACCTAAGGCTGTAGCTGCCCCTTCCATACCGATCACGTTTGGAGCTCCTGCAGGAGAGACCCTGCCAGTGGCTGCCTCACCTCTGGTCGTGAAGAAGGATAAGAGATGCATCAGTGTAAAACTTACTGCAAAAAAGGCTTTGCCAAAGGAGACATTCATCCCGCCTCCGGACGGAGGTTGTGGAGTCCATGCGTTTGCTGCCATCCAGTATCACATCAATACTGGACATTGGCCAGAGCAAAAGCCGGTTGTGAACTGGGCTTATGAAGCATGGACAACAAATGAGGATATTGGGCACATGATTTGCTCCACCGAGACACCTGCCGCTCTTGAGCCTTGCCTGCACGCCCGCTACGTTGTGCGCCTTGACTCTGACCATTGGGTGGTTGATCACTATCCAAATCGCCCGATGTGTTTTGTCGAGGCCTGCGCGCATGGCTGGTGCTCTAGCTTGCTCAGCGAGCCAACTGGTGAAGAAGGTGAGCATCTCGTTGATTGCTCAGCTCTTTATGACTGTCTTGGCAAGTTTCGGAATGGCACTGAGTTTGCCGATACGGTGCTGGGTTTATCCAAGACCGCGCACTGCTGCAACAAGCGCGTCCCCACACCGCGCAAGCAGGCCATCATGTCACTCCTGAACAGACCAAACTGTGTGCCTTGCATTGCCCCACCATCGCAGGTCCGTACCGTTGATCCATCACAGCCCGCGGCACCTCTTCCACCAGTGCCACGTCCACGGAAACGCAAGGCTGCAGCCCAACAAGTCTCAAAAGTGCCGAGTGAGCAGGATCCCTCTTTGGCTCACGATCCGCCAGAGAAGCCTGACTCCGTTCGGCCGCCAAAGTTAGGCTATTTAGATAGGGCCTGGAATAACATGTTAGCTAGGACTCACAAGCTCCATAACCTGCAGCAGCGGGTTTTTGGCTTGTACCCCCAGCTCCTTTCCATGCTGCTCCCATCTGGTGCTCGCCCTTCTACCCCTCGCCTGCTGGGCTGCTACTTCTCTATGGCTGTCGCTATGTTCTTTCTATTTTTGGGTTCACCCCTCTTCATCCTATGTGCAGTACTTGCTGGAGTTATCGCCCCAAGCGCCAGGTACCCCAAAATTTTATGCTGTTGCCTGGTCGTTGTCTACATATGTACTCTGTTTGCTGATGCGATATCCTCTGTCTGCGACAATGATGACGCTGACTGTCGTGCTTTCCTCAGTGATTTGGGTGATAGGTACTCCACTAATCAGCCTGTTTATATCACGCCCGGACCCGCAACATTCTTCCTTGCTGTATCTCGCAATTTTTTTGTTGTCTCGGTGGCCCTGTTTCCTTTACACCTGCTTCTCCTTATGGTTGATGTTTTACTTGTCATTGGTGTACTGTGCATGGATGGCTATTGTTTCAGGTGCTTCTCCAGATGTGTTAGGAAGGCTCCAGAGGAGGTATCCCTCCTTACGATACCCCAGTCTCGTGTGTCGCGCCGCTTTCTACTGGATATATGTGATTTCTACTCCGCTCCACCCGTTGATATCATTCGCCTGGCGACTGGACTCAACGGTTGTTTTCGAGGAGACTACTCCCCTATTGGATCAAGTACCAGTGTGATCACTGCTGACAAGATCGACGTCAAGAAAGTCTCTTGTCGCACGGTTTGCTCCTTTCCTTCCTGCCCAAGTGAGGCTGTCAAGGTCCTGCACGTCTTGTCTGTTCGCGGTCAGATGTGTGCCCACAACGAGCAAAAGGTTGAGAAGGTCGACGCACTCCCGTGCAAGAACCCCTTGTTTCCATACGATCTCTCCTCAAAGAAAATTGTTCCAGTAGACTCAGGTACCTATGAGATTTTGAGCAGCATCGGCTGCGACATGTCTCACCTTGTCATCGGCGATGGAGACTTCTTCAAAGTTATGGGCGTCCCCAGACCATCCCCTTTCACTGTAATGCGGTTGAGGGCCTGTCGGGTCGTCGGTGGTGGTAGGATCTTCAGAACTGCTCTTGCTGCAGCTTGGGTTCTCTTCTTTGTATGTGCTGGCTATTGGGTCCAGATGAGCACTCCCTGCGGGATCGGGACCAATGACCCCTTCTGCAAGTCCTCTTTCGGCGTTCCTACTTATGTCAATCAGGGTGTCTGCCATGGACAATATTGTGCATCCTCAAAAGGCGTCTCACGCGCCACATCCATACTCACTGTTAGAAATCCCGCCGTTGCTCCATACATTGTTCTTGCAGCATGTCTCGTGTATCTTGCTTCTGTCTATGTACCAGGTATTATTGAGGTGTCTCTGTTGGTCCTAAATGCACTGTTACCTGCTGGCCCGGCAATTTCCGCTCTGCGGACCCTTGTCATGATCATTGCCGCGCCCCACCTTTCCATGAAGTATATTGCTTTCTTCTGCTGCACCACCGCCTTTGTTGACTTTACCAGTGTCGTTGTTGTTCTCACAGCACTCCTGGTGGGTTGGATCCTTGCACGCTACACTGGCATTGGAGGATTCGTCACCCCCTACGACATTCATGACGTTGTTAAGAGCCAACGTGATGGAGTTGCTGTTGCGAATGCCCCACCCAACACCTACCTTGGGGCCGTTCGGCGAGCCGCGCTGACTGGAAAGCCAGCGTTCTTCGTGGCTAACAACACTGGTATTGTGCTTGAGGGACTCCTCCGGGAAAAGACCAGAGCCAGCAACTCTGTGTCAGTTTACGGCGTTACCTGTGGGTCTGGTGGTTTGTTTTCCGATGGCAACAATACTGTCTGCTTGACCGCGACGCACGTCTGCGGCAACAACAAAGCCGTCGTTGATTACCAAGGTACCCGCTATGAAGCGGTGTTCACCACCAAAGGAGACTATGCTTCAGCTGTTGTGCCGATCCCCGGCGCATTCCCTCCACTGAAGTTTGCCCCACAGTCTTACACTGGCCGTGCTTATTGGTATGCCAACACCGGAGTTGAGACAGGATTTGTAGGGACTACAGGTTGCTTGGTGTTCTCAGGCCCCGGCGATTCCGGATCGCCCATCATCACCCCTGATGGCCTGATTGTCGGAGTCCACACAGGCAGCGACTCCAAAGGAAGCGGTGCTTACACAACCCCCAACGGGCTCACTGTGTCTGGTCCCCTATCACTGAAGGAAATGGGGGCGCACTATGAGGGCCCTATTGTTGATGTACCGACCCGCTTGCCTAGAAATGTCCACAACGACACCAAGTCTGTGCCTCAGCCACTGGCACGCCTGTTAGAGAGTAGCATAAATCTGGAGGGTGGTCTGGGTACCATCCAGCTCATCATTGTTGCAGTGGTCTTGTGGAAGTATGCTGTTGACCCACTCTCTATCCCATTTGTTGTCGCTTTCTTTCTGTTGAATGAGATCCTTCCAAAATGCCTAATTCGTTGTTTCTACAACTACTCGCTATTTTGCTTGGCTGCCTTCTCACCTCTTGCATCTCGCATCTTTTTTATTCGCCTACTCACTGCAGCCCTCAACAGAAACCCCACAGCTCTCATCTGCCATGCTTGCTTTGCCGGCATTGCTGTGCTGAATGACTTCATCATTCTTGGCGACATTAGGCTTGCTCTGCGTTTCACTTCTTTCTACGTTGTGGGTGTAAATCATGATGCTATTGCTATTGCAGTTATTGGAGCTCTTGTTTGTGTTGCCGCTTGCTGTCTTGAACTTTTCGGGTTGCCACAGATGGCCTCTGTGATCGGTTGTCATGGTTCTTTCGACCCAACCTTCCTCTCTCGCTATGTTCACGAGGGCATACGCCAGGGAGTAAGCTCAGGATTCGGAACAGAATCACTGTCCACCGCTTTAGCGTGCGCCTTGTCTGAGGACGAACTCAACTTCCTTGCTCAGGCTGTTGATCACAAGGCTATCGTGTCGGCAATTCACGTGCACAAGACTCTTCAGGACTACATCCTTTCCAAGAACGCAAAGATTCTTCGTGCTTCACTTGCGTCTGTCCACGCTAATCACAATGCTAGTAAAGCCTTGGCCTCATTGGACAAATTTCTGCAAGGCACCAGCACACAACTCAAACCAGGCGACCCCGTGATCCTCTTGGGTAGCACCTCTGCTGAGCTCGTTTCCGTCTTTAGTGGCGATTCCGAGTACATCGCAGAACCCATAAGGTCCCACCCAGTTGCCGGTACCATCTGTACACTGTGTGTTGTCCAGGCCAAGTGCGAAGGAGGTTTGGTGACCCAAGTCAATGGCAAATTTTCTCCCGCAAAATACCTTGCAGTTGCTGGGAAAGTTCTCGCTGACCACCCTGACTACAAACTGGAAAATGATGGTCGTTTCCCCCGCACTCGGGAGGATAGAGTGAAGGACTCAGTTCAGGTTGACACCGTTGACATAGGTTCACACACTTTCAAGAAGATGTGGAATAAGACCACCGGGGATGTCTGGTACGACATCATCATGCCAGAATCTGCGGCCAACCCTTTGGCCGTGCATGACTTGGACTCTGCCGTTGCTGCCATCGGCATGTCCAAAGAAATCCCCGAAAAGGACATGAATCGCTTGCGCGCTATCATCTCTAAGCTCCAAGGCCTTGTTTCATCTGAAGCTTTAAACTGCTAACCGCTGCGGGATGTACCAGTGCTGACCGTAGCGGACTGGTGATTACACTGGATTATGCCAAGATCATCACTCATCATGCGCGGACTCGCGCCTTCTCCAGTATAGATTTTAAAGTTGTCTCACCTGACGAGGCGATGAGGACTGCTCGTCTTTCTCCATCTCCTCAGCCAATTATTGCTTCCTTCTCTGATGATAAGTTCTTGCTCCTGCGGCGTCACCCGCCGTCTCTCCTTGACGTTCTCACAAAGGGGTTGGATGCCACTTGCCGCGAGCCCCTCCACTCACCTGGGGATCAAGGCATCGATGGCTATCTTTGGGATTTTGAAGCACCTCACTCTAAGGAGGCAATTTGGCTTAGCAACCAGATTATCAGCGCCTGTGCAGCGCGACGAGGAGATGCTCCCGGCTGCTACCCCTATAAGCTGCACCCCGTCAGAGGAGATCCATACAGAGTTGGAAATGTTCTCAAGAACACGAGATTTGGCGATGTTACCTATACTGCTGTTTCTGATTCAGATTCCCCTTGGCTAAAAGTTGCATCAATTAATAGTGGAGGTTGCCCTGTAGTCACGGACAGGGTGTTAGGGAGTACTATTCCAGTTGGGTCTGAAATTTATCTCCCCACATTGCCTGAATCAGTGCTAGATTATTTGGATTCACGCCCTGACTGCCCAACCTACTACACACAGCATGGTTGCGAGGCGGCGGCTCTACAAGACCTTAAAAAGTTTAATCTCAGCACCCAAGGATTCATTCTTCCAGAGGTCCTCAACATCGTAAGGAACTACCTCCTTGGTACAATTGGATACAGACCTGCCATTTACAAACCCTCCACAGTCCCTTCCAACGACTCTCACGCTGGTATCAATGGCTTGTCTTTCTCTACTAAAACTCTTCAGGCACTCCCGGACATAGATGAGCTCTGCGAGAAAGCTATCGCAGAAGTATGGCAAACCGTGACCCCAGTCACGTTGAAAAAGCAATTCTGCTCCAAGGCCAAAACTAGGACCATCTTAGGAACTAATGCCATGGCCTCCTTAGCTCTTAGAGCATTGCTGAGTGGTGTTACTCAAGGCTTTCAATTGGCTGGCAAGAACTCACCGATTTGCTTAGGCAAGTCCAAATTTGACCCCTGCACTTTCGAAGTGAAGGGGCGATGCCTTGAAACTGATTTGGCCTCGTGTGACAGATCCACACCTGCCATTGTGAGACACTTCGCCACTAAGCTGCTCTTTGAGATGGCTTGTGCTGAGCGCGCTTTGCCATTGTATGTTGTGAATTGCTGCCATGACCTGATTGTCACTCAAACGTCCGCCGCGACCAAGCGCGGTGGTCTCTCCTCAGGTGATCCAGTGACATCAATTGCCAATACCATCTATTCATTGGTTCTCTATGTCCAGCACATGGTTCTGACTCTCCTAGAAAATGGGCACCCCCTCAGTCTCAAATTTCTGTCTGGCAAGCTCAACTTCCAGGACCTCTACAAATTACAGGCTTTTATTGTTTATTCTGATGACCTGATCCTCCTTAATGAGTCAGATGATCTTCCAAATTTTGAAAGATGGGTCCCCCATCTGGAGCTTGCATTAGGTTTCAAAGTTGACCCCAAGAAGACAGTCATCACCTCCAACCCAGGCTTCTTAGGTTGTGAATACAGGCATGGCTGGCTAGTTCCCCAAAAGCAGCGAGTTCTCGCCGCACTAGCCTACCACGTAAATGCCAAAGATGTCCACACCTACTACATTAATGCCACGGCGATTCTCAACGACGCCTCGGCACTCTCAGCCTTCGAGCCTGACTGGTTTGATGACTTGGTCATAGGGCTTGCTGACTGTGCCCGCAAAGACGGGTACTCTTTCCCTGGACCTGCCGCTTTCAGGGAATTCTTCAGTAGGGTCTCAGGTTACCAGTTTGAGGGTAAGGAAGTTCAAGTTTGTTCCATCTGCTGCAGTACTGCCCGTACCACATCCCTGTGCGGTATGGCTCTCTGTGATTTCTGTGCTCATAGACATTACCATCCTGGGTGCCATGTCTTATCTTCTTTCTGCAAGCATGTAATTGGCTCCAATACTTGTAAAATGTGCTCCATCCCTATCCTCAAAGACAGAACAAAATTTGCTGAGCTCCTCGCATCTGATCAATATAGGTCTGTTTGCACCGTTGAGGTGACAGTTGTTGATGGTTACACCGATGCTGCCCCGGGTCGATACTCATACCAGAAGAAGCAGTATATGCTCCGTAAAGAGCGTAGAGGCTGCCCCCTTGACTTGCCTGACGGTAAGTACAGTATGAAGCTGTTGCCCAACAGCTGCTCTGGTATTTGTGTCCCCAAGGCCCAGGAGAACGCCACTCTGTCTAACTTTGTGGTGGGACCCCCTGGCTCTGGCAAGACTACCTTTATTAGCAACTTGTTAGACGACGATGCAGTTGTCTACTGTCCTACTCATGTTTCTCTCATTGCCTACTCCAAATCTTTGCCTGCTGCTAGGTTTAGCGTGCCTCGAGGTCAGGATCCTGCTGAATATGGAACACCTGCATTGTCTGGACCAACACTCCAGCTCCTTTCCGCCGGCTACGTCCCCGGCGCCAAGCATTACCTCGATGAGGCCTGTTACGCTAACCCCTTTGATGTCTTCAAGCTTCTGTCTAAGACTCCCATCACAGCAATTGGTGACCCCGCTCAGTTGACTCCTGTAGGCTTTGACACACCTCTGTATGTATTTGAGCTCATGAAGAAGAATGCGCTGCATGCAATTTACAGATTTGGCCAGAACATCTGCAACGCAATTCAGCCCTGTTACAGCACTAAATTGGTTTCCCAGAGGCAAGGTGATACTGAGGTCATCTTCCAGACCAAATTTGCTCCACGAGGCAAAGTACTCACCCCATATCACAGGGACAGAGTTGGTGCAGCGGTCACAATTGACTCCTCTCAAGGGTCGACCTACGACGTGGTCACTCTGTACCTGCCTACCAAAGGCAGTCTGACACTGGCTCGTGGTTTAGTAGGAATCACTAGAGCCCGAGAGAGGTTGTATGTTTATGACCCGCATCATCAGCTCGCAAAGTACTTTAATCTTCAGCCGTCCAGCACCACAATTCGGCCTCATGCTGTAGTCATCGATGGCAAGGCGCGAGTCATGCTGTCTGACAAGTGCTACGCTGCCCCAGAGGACTTCCCGGGCATGCTCTGCACTGCGAGGCCCGCTACCGCGGCTGACAGGAAGATTTTGGAAGAGACTTGCCTCAAATTAGATTTTCTTGAATCTGGCTCACTGTCCCCTCTTCCCCGTGTGTGCTATAATCTAGGGTTCTATTACTCACCAGACATTACCAAATTGCTCCCCATTCCATCTGAATTGGCAAAACACTGGCCCGTCGCGACTAACCGGAATAATCCAGAGTGGCCCAATCGTCTAGTGGTTTCAGCCACCCGGCTGTCACCTCTATCACATCCGGCCGTGTGCGCAGGTTACTACGTGGGGGACTCACTCTTTGTTGGTACTCCAAACGTGACCTCGTACTGGTTGACGAAGTTTCTAGATGGTCGGGCTGTTCCTATGGAAGATTCTGTTTACTCCACTGGCCGGTTTGAAATGGATATCAGGGATTATTTGGATTCAGCTGAAAGGGATTTCGCTGCTAAGCACCCACATGCTTTCATCGGCGATACGAAGGGCACGACTGTTGGTGGTTGCCATCATATCACCTCACAGTACTTGCCCCATGTGCTACCTGCCGACAGTGTTGTCAAGGTTGGTGTCAGCAAGCCTGGGGTCGCTCACAAAGCACTCTGTACGGTAACTGATATCTACCTCCCGATGCTGGGCTCGTACACATCACCTCCCACTCAGTCTAAAGTCTACAAAGTAAATGTTGACCACAAGGCGTGCAAACTCATGGTCTGGCGTGACCAGACAATGTACTTCCAAGAGGGTTTTGATTATCACACGCTCGTGGATGCACTCCGGTTCGTCCGCTTGAGCAGTGATGGGGTCTATCGCGTCGCCCCTGAGCTGACGCCCATGATTGGCAATAGGAGGTTGGACCTGGGCGCTAAACCTCTGAGACCCGTTGATTTGGCTATCACCCCTTGGGATGACCCCAAATGTGAGTTTCTGGTGACACACGCCTCCCCATTTGACATGTCTGATGAGTTTCTTCTAGTCAATGCTTTTGATTTCATCAAGGAGGATCTGCTAGGCAAATCTGTCACACCTGTGTATTTCTATAAGAGGCTTTCTGAACCCTTGCATTTTGACCAAAATCTGCCGCCTCATGTTGGAGCTATCCTGTCCAAAGCACCCCGCTTTATATCTCTAGCCAAGGTCTTTAACTTCTGTTTCACACCTACAGCCTGTCACTGTAAGGTGTCAGTTAAGACCGCCACAGGTGACCACATGTGTAAATGCTCCCTCTCCTCTGATGAGTTTCTGTCCAGGTTTAATCCTACTGTTGGTACTCCTTAAACCAGTCGACTCTTTTGATTTCTTTCACTTCTCCTCCTCCTTCAAGTACTATGATCACACCCACATTCATACTGTTTTCAGAGATCTTATTTCCCATTGCGAAACAAAAATTGCGCCGTGGGCTAAACATCCTCTTGGAATCATTGGGCACAATCAATTTGTATCTGCCTACAACAATTGGGTTCGGCGCGTTTACTCCGTCAACCCCATTTATATTGAGGCAGAGAAGGGTTTCAAACATTACTACAGTTACAAGCCCGAGTGCAGAAGTCAAATTGGCTATCCCGCCACAGTACACGCAGGTACTCGAGAAATCGACTTGCCTAGACTGCTGACTGCACTTAAAACCTATTCAGTGAAGGAACACTCCTTGTGCGTTCGGGCTGCCGGATTGCTCGCCCGTCTGCATGAGTTGAGGAAACAAGAGGATTTCAACATCACTGATGATACCTTCACCATCAATTATCACTTGAAGGAGAGTTCTGTACCATGGTTTCAATCTGGTTTCTACTTGCAGGTCTATCATGCTTCCAGTTTTGCCACGTTTATTGCACCCTTAACTTTACTAATAGTTCTTCTGATTCGCAAACCCCGGTTGCTTGCTTTCATCTGCCCAGCGGTAACGTGTCGTTTTCAATCAACCTCACAGCCGTTGTATGTACCCCTAGTTGGAATAAGACCGGGCCCATCATTCTCACCTACGGGCGTCTCAGCGCCTCAACGCATGAGTGCACCTCGATTCGTGCGTCTTCCGGTGGGCTCTGGGCAGATCTTAGCATCTGGGAAAGGCCAAGGTCTGTAACTGGCATCTTTAATTTCACTGATCAGCTCGCTGAATCTCATCAGCACGTCTATGCCCTCTTCATAGCTGCCTTAACCTTTCACCCTGAACTCTTTGGTCTCAGCCGCAACTACACTCGTTCCCTAACAATCAAGCAATCATGGAACGAGACAATGATGTGTGTAAACGGCACTGTAGTGTTGACAAACGCTACTGCGGCCGAGTACTACATCCGCACGGGGGTAGATTCGCCTATGTACTTTGTGGAATTGTTGCGGCCCTTTCTTCTGTGCCTGCTAATTCTAATGCTGAGCGATGTATGATTTGCACCACAAACAACTTCTCTACATTGTTCACTGAATCATCATACCAACATTACCCCCGCTGGCCTGTCTTTCAAGACGGACTCGACTATGTCTATCGTCCACCACTTGTCGCCCAAGTTCTGGGTTATGGCGAAACGTGTGATGATACACAAATCATTGGCACYATAATTGAGACCTATGAGACAATTACAGGCAACATGACTGGTATCAAAGAAGCTTTCATTGCTCTTGACTTTGCTGACTGTTTACTCACTGGCATTCTTTACCGGGAACACAACGTGACAGCAGTTTTCCAGCAACAGGATGGCCATATCGTCCTCTGCTGGAACGGGACTGATCCTAGGATTTCTATTAACCAAATACCTACTCCTTGGTTCATCTCGCCAGGAGCGCTCAGGTGGGCAACCATCATTTGCGCATGCTTGGCGATCTTTAGAGCATTCTATTCTTAATGGGTTCTATACTCACCCACATCACTACAGCCTTCCACCATGCTGTCCACGAGCTCCTCGTCTCGTTCTTTGACCTGCTCATCTATATGGCTGTTATCATTCTTGCTCTGCTGGTTGGTAAAATGCTCTCACTCACAATTAAATCTATTTTCCGCTGTGCCTCAACAGTTGCGCCTACGTCCCGAGGCGCTTACAAAAATGCTTTTGCGCCGGTGTCATCAAAGTATCATACCTTACCCTAACCATCCTCTGGGTATCACCACGCATGCGATGGTGAATGCACTGGCGGCCTTTAGTCTTCAGAAGGCAGAAGACCAGGCCCATGCCACCCTTCATGTCAAAGGCATCACTTCAGCTGAGTACACCTACAACGTTTCGTGCGAACCCAGTTCTTTCACCCTCGACGTGACTGGACTTTCTAAATACCTCACCTCGAAGAATCGAGCGTTGGAGAGACTTCGCCACTGCGAAGACATCGCACCAATTGTGGGTTACTTGCTCTCAAACAGGACGCACAGTTATCTCACTAACCCATGGATGTCCGTGGTCCTCAAGTCACACAGGCCTGCGGTCGTCTTCTGCTACTATGTTTGCTGTTTCTTACTTGTTCTGCAAATCAAACACATATTTGCTTTCGTAACATACAAACTCAGGTCAAGTTGCACTTCAACACCTCAGTCCTAGCTTGCCTGTACCGTGGCAACGTTGTCATTGACCAAAACATAGAACCGGCCTGCTCAGGCCCCACGGGTATCCAAACCCGTCAATCTGACAGCGAGGACACAGTGCTACCAACAGCAATTGATTTGGATTTCCTGGCTCTTCTTCTGCACTCACTGAAGTACTTCCCAGTTCTTTTCAACGCCACTTCTGTCCAGTTTGATAACGAGACATTATGCTACATTGCAAACCTTACTTACTCCTCCAACTCTACATCGTTGCTTGGCACTACTGTGGCTTACTGGGAGACACAGCCGCTGCCAGTTCTACTCCTCATACTGTGTCTTCAAATTTGCCTACTACTACCAGCAATCCCCCCCGTGCCGAAGAATTCGGGGATCAAACTTGCTTGATTTGCCTTCCCCATCCAAATCGCACTTCTTTGACTTTTGACCTTGCGGAACAAAGTTCGAACACGAGACTATGGTCATCGGGTTGCCTCACAAATCTCAAAGGCGGCGTGACAACAACCAGCATCAACGTCACAGTTTCTTCACCTGTCGACCACGTCCTAGCATTGGGACATTGCCTAGCTTTGGCAATCCGATTAGCCGCCCATAACCATAGTGTGTTCTTCGCCAATCACAGTGATAATCTGTATCTTTGTTATCATGACTCAGGTATATTTCAGCCTATCACCGCGATCCATCCAGGTGCGTTGCGGTGGGCTTCCATCATAACCTTGTTCATTGTGATTGCGCGACTCCGCTCCTTAACTACCTAATTATGTACTTATGTTTAGGGAGATCGGAGACTYCGTTGATAGGTTTGTTCCGCACCTCATCTACATCTATCTCATGGTTCTATGTGCTTTTCTTTGTCTCTATTACATTCAGCAGCACCGGCGCATCCGAGAACAACACCGGTACGACCTGGATCAGCATATCAAAGTTTCCGTCATTGMTGCTGAGTCAGATCATAAGCCCTAGTTACATTGTAAATATCTCTGTCTGTGGTGCATTTGACATTCAAAATAACACTCACTGGTTCACTCCTTGTAATTTGTCTGTCTTGAATCACTCTGACTGTCACACGTGTAAGTCAGAGCAGTCAAACCAATCTTTATTATCAAATTGTTCAACGTGTTTCACACACCTTAGTTCTTGTTTTCTTCACACTTACACTGGACACCACATCAATAACACTAGGCTTCTTTTAGAGACATATTTAGCAGTCCCCTTACTAACCCATTTATTGAGTTATAAGTTTGCTACAACTGCCTCCTTTCTTGACTTTGCCTTTTTTGCAGGACTTTCTATTACGGCCTATCGCTATGTTTCACCGGCGATATTATTCTTCTTGCCACTCGCTCTCATCTTCTCGGCTATCTTCATCAAGAAGTTAGTGGTAAATTGTATGGCCCTCCGCTTCGCGTGGACTAGGCACACCAATTTCATCATTGACGACCGAGGTAGATTATTTGTCAACCACGACGACGTGCTGATTTCCGACCCACAGGGACTGCGGGTTGGACCTCATAAGGTCAGAGCCGCTAAGGTAATACTTGGTGGACGGGAGGCAAATTTACTCAGACAAGCACACGTCGAAGAGTGGTCATGGTAGTATCCCTTTGCAGTGACCCGGGGTACACYACCTTGGCTTTTACTATTGCTCCTGCATTAATAGCYTTTTTAAGATATTTCCGCCCATCCGTGCGCGGTTTCATATGCTTGGTATGCATTGCTACACTTGCTTATGCTGCAACTGCTTTCAATGAACATTCCCTTGCAACATTACTAACAATTGGGTTCAGTCTGGTATACTTGACCTATAAATTCATCACGTGGACCATTCTACGTGTGCGGATGTGTTGGCTCGGCCGGCAATACATAACCGCCCCTTCCAGTATGGTTGAGTCATCCCTTGGCCGTTTAGCGATYAACGCGACTGGTTCTACCGCAGTCGTAACTCGCCGATCTGGCATGACAGCAGTCAATGGTAGTCTCATGCCGGATGTGAAAAGGATCATACTCAATGGAAGGGTTGCCGCCAAAAGGGGTCTTGTTAACCTGAGGAAGTATGGCTGGCAAACCAAAAACAAATAACAAGGGAAAATCCCAGTCCAGAGGAGGGAATAGGCTTCCCCAACGACCTCGCCGCAGCACTCAACAACGTAGAGCTGCTCCTGTCCACAAGCCTCTAAATGAGACACATTATGTTTTCGCCGAACCCGGCGACCTCCGAGTTGTTCTACCTGGTCCCACCTCAGCACACATCAAACAGCTGCTGATCAGGTACTACGACAACGGAGGCGGAAATCTTTCATATGACGGACAGAGAATCAATTTTGCTGCTATCATCACACCACCACACAACATGCTGAAGCAGCTGGCGAAGGTCACCTCCTCCACCTAGGCCAGACACTGATTATATGGTTCATATGGGTAATTACCTTCCCTAGGCTAAGGACTAACTGGTATATACCATAATTAAAAAAAAAAA